TTATTTCTACCTGCTGTGGATCTAATGGTGTTCCAATTGGTTGATCTAAATCTGTATAGTATGCAGCATAAAATCCGTCAGTTGGGTCAATAGTTAATCCACTACTTCCGCTAGTTCCACTGGTTCCGTTTACTCCATTTACTCCAGATGTACCACTTGTTCCAGGCGCTCCGTTAACTCCACTAGTTCCGCTTACTCCGCTTGTACCGCTTGTTCCACTGGTTCCAGAACCAGTTGCAGTAGACGCAATAGTAAATTCATTACCACCATTATCAGTAAGAGTAATATTAGAACCTGCTTTTATTACAATATCAGTAACTCCAACTCCAACTTCAGTAAATTCTAATGTTACGTTAGATCCAGTTTGTGTACTACCTAAGGTATATTCACTTCCTGGTGCTCCATTGACTCCAGATGTTCCAGAGCTACCACTTGTTCCAGAGGTTCCACTTGCTCCTGGTGTTCCAGGTGCTCCATTGACTCCAGAGGTACCACTTGTTCCAGAGGTTCCAGTCCCTCCGGTACCTCCAGAGATTCCAAGGACTGTAGCGTTTGTAAAGTCTTGTGTTCCATAGTAATCCATTCCACCGGTGTAAACAGCAACAGGAAGGTCATTACCAACACCATCTTGTAATCTCTTACGTGTACCATCAATTGGTTGTTCGTCGTCCGTTTTGATGAGACCATCATATGTCTGATCAATTCTTTTACCGGTTAAATCTCCCATTAGTATAGTCTAAATATGTTTGCAGTTCCAGTCTGTGCAGTTACTTTTACCACTCTGATCGGCAAGAAACCTGCCGTAAAAGATGCAGTAACCGTCTGTCCACCACCTGTCACGAATGTTAACTCATCGTCAGCATCAATGTAAAGAGCTGATTCAGCAAACTCAGTTGCTGATGGTGAGATACTTTCCATGTTTTGTGGTAGTGCAATATCGAAGCGATTAGAAGTTGCTTGGATATAACTTGATTCGCGATTTTGTAAACTCATATTAGTTTGTTATTATTTTATAGTATAAGATATACTTTTTAGCTTGATTGTTTAAGTTTTGCGACAGCATCTATAATAGTCTGTCCACCGATATAAATTGCGGCGATTGTAACCCAGTCTCCTGAACCTACATCACCAAATATGTTTAATAGGGTTGCTATAATAAAGACCATTAGTTTTCTACTGGCCCATTTACCTAAGAATGCATCTATCTTTGCTTTCATTTCTTCTTTTCTTTTTCAAAGTACATTACCAATTTCTTGATATTTTGTACAGTTTTTTTAGTTGAGTGGGTAATTCGCTCTACCTTCTGAGTCTTCGCAGTCATCACAATATTTTGAATAGTTTTTACGGGGAATGGCAAGTCCAGTATAATAAGAAGTACTACGCTTAGGTGCCATACCATCTTTCTGTGTCCATGATTGATATTCAGGATAGTTCTCTTGATATGCCTTGAGGTAATCTCTTAACCTCTCGTTATAGAACTTTGCTGTATCATGTATTTTATTTAATAAGAATTGTGTTTCCTCTAGGGTTACAGAATCGGCAACCTCACTGGATCCGCTTAATAAACCCTTATTAGAGGTTCTATATTTAATATGTGGTAGTGCAAGATAATAAGAATAGTGAACTACCATTGGCGAAATATAATCATCTAAAAGCGTTTTGTAATCTGTCGGTATTGCGGTTCCATTAACTACTTTATCAATAACAAGCTCTTTAATCTTATTATACAATTTAGTCCCCAGTGTTTGCTGGACGTATAGATCTTGTGCTTGTAAAACATACGGATAAAGAATAGCTGGATCAACATTGTCCTCAATTCCGGTAAATGATTTTAGTTTATCTTCAGTAATAAAAAGAGTTGTCTGCATGTTATTGTTCGTTATTTTCGATTATATCTTGTGGTGTTTCATCTACATTTACTGTATAGAGGATCTTAGCTGGTTCAATTTCTAATTTAACTGTTTTACCAGTCATATTAATAATCTTATTAAATGAGTTAACCAATTTCTTTTGATCTGGTCTAATAACAGTACCCATAAAATGATTATAGGCAACTTCTATTTCGTCTGCATTATTTGAGAAACCTGCAGCATCTTTAATCCCTAGTAAAAGAGGTGATGTGATCCTGTGTGCTGTGAGGATCCTAGATGTAATACGCGACTCAAGTGTAACGTAATAATCGTCATTTGCGTTTTCAATAGCTTCTAGTGTAGGTTCACGCCCGGGTTCTGAAAAATTAACAAAAAATTGGCCTGCATTCTCTTCCCCGGCAAATGTTCTTTCAATATCTTTCCAGATCTCTTCTTGTTCATCAGGTGTTGGTATACCGTTTTTGAAGGTCAACATCATGGAAGGTGCCAAACCATTCTTTAAGTTGTTTGCATGGAATCGACTGATTCTAGCATCTGTATCAATATCATTAATAGCACCTACATAAGAAGGTAATGGATAGTAATATTGACCGACGGTATAATTAAAGTAATAGAAGATTTGAGATGCATCTTCTCCTTTGTTTTCTGTTGGCGAAAAAGCTCTATATGAAACAGGTTTATATTTGCGATGCTCTGCCCAGTTAGAACTATACCAGTATTCTTCTATCACCTCATCATCATTCATAATACCTGCACGGACATTATTGAAGGGGAGGTGATAAATCTCGGCTATATTTTCACCGTCTCTAGACCAAATAACATTCAGTGCATAACCACCAAATAATTCGTAGTCTCTAGCAATCTTTTCAAAAATCTCATTCATTGTTTCGTTTTGAGTATTAACAAACTCATCACCAAACATTTTAAAACCTTCACCAACAACTCCATCTACAATAGCTTCAATTGCCGTGTGATGCATTGCACTATTATTATATAGTTCTATTAATAGTTGTGGATAGAGATTGTTACTACCGAAATCAATCCAATCTTTACCACGTTTCTCTTTGATTGTTGGTAATTGAATTGATTCGAATTTCTGTGATTTAAATAAATATCTTTGCATATTTTAAGGATTGTATATTACGTATGACTCTGCTGTATTAGGATCAGTTGTGTGTTTAATTGTTCTAGTAACATTATCGTCAGACATATTGTCAGTTCTTTGACTATATAGTTTAAGTAAACCATCTTGTAATATTGTCCACTGTTCTGGATCAAATGGGTCATTACTTGGGTTTAAATCAAATTCAGATGCCCAAATAGTATAATCATAAATACCACTAGTGTTCAGTGCTGAAATATTAAATGCAAATTGACTAACAAGAAACTCAGTGTATCTACTATTATATGTATCTAAAATTAATTCTGGTGCCCATTCGTAATTAGTATATGATGTGGTACCAATAGTCTTATTAGTATATCGGGAATAGAGTGCTAAATAATAGGTTGTATAACCACTTAAATCACCATTTACTGCAAGTTTATTAGTAGATTCAAAATCTGGCAAATACAATGTCATAGTTTTATAGTATTTTTCATAATAAGATATACTTTAGGTATGTATTGTAAATAAGAAAAGGGAAGCTTTCGCCTCCCTCTTCAATTTATATAATGAACAGTCTAATGACTGGGATGGTGATTATTATTCACCAACGAATGATGCAAGACATTCATAACTTGGGTCTGGTTCTAACCCAGTTAGTGTGATTTCTCCACCATTGCGGTCACCATAGGCAAGACCTGTCTGAGAGGTACCGGCAGTAAGCTCTGCTCCACGAGTAACTCCGCAGCTCCAAAACTTACCATTACCGTCTTTTACGACAACCAATAGTTTTGGGTTCTGAGCTAAAAGTTTGATCTGATCTCTCTTAACAGCTTCCATCTTATTGAACACCATAAGTGCATCTTGCTGATAGAAAACTGTACCGTTTTCAGTAGATGCGTTAATGCTCTCCGTAAAACTGCTAGTCTGTTTAGGGACATTGTATTTATAGAAAGTAATTGATACTGCTGTACCGCCAGAGTCTAGCGATACGATCTTACCGTCTACATCTGTAGTGATTGTATCATAGTCAGGTAAATCCGCGATGTAAAGGTATTCTATTCCTCCCTGCGAATCTTTACAACCTAACGTGATACCTGAAGTAATTGAACAACTCATAATGTATTACGTTTTTTTTGTTTAGATTAAGGGTTTATTATAGAGTACCGTTTTTCGCCCATTTAGTAGTATCAACTACACCTAGACCGATTCTCCAAGCTGCCATAACGCGAACTTCATCGTTATCTTCCGAATAGAAGATCTTCAAGTTATCGAAGTCATCTTCAAGACCAACTCCTACAACTAGATCACCAAGAGGACCAGCTACGAAAGAGTCTTCTCCAACGAATCCAGATGATTTAATAACTTTGAAGTCTGTTCCTGGCATCATCAACTCAGTGTTGTTGTTAATACCTGGAGCGTTAAAATGATAGAGATTCTGAGCGGTTAAAGCTCTTCTCAACATGTTGAAATAAGCTGGTGACATGATAACTCCTAGGTCATCTCTGTCTAATACAGCTGGATCAACTGCGTCGATAAGATCCATAACGTCGTCGATAATAGTAGAAGCAGTAGAAGCTACTGTCTGTCCTGAATCTACAGCTCCTTTAGCAACTGTAATATCAGCTAAGATTTCACCGCCTAAGTAATCTTCATTCCATTTTCTGATTTTCTCTACAAAAAGATTTGCAGTTACTTCTTCAAATGGGACTTCAGTTGCGTTAGCTGATGCTGAAAGTCTAGAACTTAAATAGTAATCCCTCAACGAAGTTGGACATAGAGCCTGTTTTGTTTGTTTCTCTTGCATGTCGATATCTACTTGGGTATAAACTAATGTCCCAGCTTCATTCCAACCGCAAGATCTGTCTGCTACTGTGATGTTCCCATCGAGTAGGTTGATGCTAGTTGTACCAGATTTCAATCCACTTCTGATAGTAGCATAATCCATAACGCTTGTCTGTAGAACCGCTTTTGAAATCAATTCAAAAGACAACTCGTCAGTGTACGTTGATAAGTTTGATAAATTGTAACTCATGATTTAGTGTACTTTTGTTTTAAGGTTTATTTTGATTTACGTAATTGTGCGATTCTTTCAACAGCATTAATTCTGTTAGCCTCAAACGCTTCGGCTTTTTTGATTGGTTTAGCAGCAGGTTCTTTAGAGAACTTCTGGAATTGTCCTTTCATCTCTTCGATTTCCTTTTGCATTTCTTTGATTTCTTCGAAGTAAGGTTTCATGGCTTCAACGATACGAACAATCATTTCTTCTTTATCGTCTTCCATTTCTTCTTCAACTTCGTCTTCCATCTTTTCTTTGTCTTCTTCAGACATTTCAACTTCTTCTTTCTTGTCCTCCATTACTTCCTTCTTCTCTTCTTCTTGAGCTTCAGGTGCAACTTCTTCGATTTGAGTAATAACTCCGCTTTCATCAACAGTAACTAGTAAGTTATCAGTTGTCTGATGGACACCTGCTGGAGCTGGAATAGGACCTTCAGCAGTAATTACTGAAAGTGATTTACCAACTTCAAAGTCTCCTTCAACTGAAACTTCAGTACCATCAACTAGGGTAGCTGAAGCCATTGCTACTGGAGCAACTTCTTCCTCAACTCCTAAGAGAACACGAATCTTGTTAATAGCTTGTGTAGCATTCATGTTTGTACTAAGTTTATTTTGGTTAAACATATGCACTTGTGTGCAAATACAGTATAAGATATACTTGTTTTAGAATCGGACAGAACTGTCCTGGGTTTAAGTCTTGGGTCTCTTCTTGTCTATCCTCTACCTATAGATCCACCACTTACCTTAAGTAACCTTAAGTTATATGCCAGGTTGGTGAAATTGTTTCAGAATCAACAAACTTTTTTTTATTATTTTTTTTTGAAACATTTTCTAAGATACATATATAAGTATTATAACTAAAAAAATAATAAGATAATGAGTAAAGAAAACTTTGCATTCAGAGGCGACAGTCAAGAATTCGTTCTTCGTATCGCCAAAAAACATGAACTTTCGACCGAAGGGATCATTCAAATCACTAATAGTAGTGACGTTAAACAAGTTAGAAATAGACTAATGAATAAAGTTCATGAAGTCAAACCAGGTGCTACTTTAATGTGGAGTCCGCCAGATAAAGCGCATGTACTCTCAGTATTCACCAATGATAATTTAGATATCTTTGGATTTGCGAAAATAATTCTACCTGGTTCTGAGGAAGCTGACGGTGAGGTTATTATGGTTCCTTTCCATCTTATATCACCTCTTAATAAGGTAGAAAAGTTGTTCTAATTGTTAAATTAGATTTGTTTTGTTTGTTGTCCGGAGGGTCCTAGTGACCCTCCTTTTTTTATCTAAAAGAATCGGCAATCATCTTTGCCAACATACCTAGAATCGCTGTAAATCCTGCCCATAAGACTTTAGTGACACTCTGTTTCCACTCTATTACTTTTTCAAGTTCATTCACCTTTTGATCATATAGTTCGATCTTCTTTTGACGATCTTCACGCCATTCCGTATTCTTATTAGTCTGAACAATAACACCATCATTAGGATCTAATAATGTCTTCTTCATCTCGCTCATGTCTTCTTTGAGATCATTTATAGCTTTTTCAATACGTTTGAGTTCGCCATTTGGCATATGACGTTTAATGTGTTCTAACTCTTGTAGAACTTTATCTAAATCACTCATTTAATTTCTCCAAGTATGTTTACTATTTTACCTAATAGATCCTCGTCGCTATTTGGAGTTGGTGTTGCTTTATTAATAAAATCACCAGCAATTGAGAATCCTTTTAATTCACCCTTTTTGATACGCTCCCAAGTTGTATCATCATTTACTTTGTATACCCCAAACCAAGTACCAACAGGTAGGTTATCAAAGCCATAGTATCTGGCCTTGTCATGTACCCTAGATTCAACGATCCACTGTTCTAATAGTATATTATTATCTAGGATTTGGCCGTTGTGATCGACATCTGTGGTATTCTGGAGTTGCTTTTTGTTAAACCTCTCTTGTATTCTTTTAATAGTATCTTTACTAAAGAATACGTAATATGGTTCTCCCATTGTATCTCTTCTTAAGATAAATCTGTTTGGTATCATTAGAGGTCCAGCAACTATTCTCTTTTCATCATCAGTTTTAAATGAGAATCTACGTCTTGCGTGTTTACTAATCCATGATGAAGTGTGACCACCATAAGGTCTACTATTCATCGTAGTACCAGCTTCTCCTTCGGCAGCACCCTGTTCAATCATAACAACTCTGTTACTACCTTCTGGTTTGAATAGAGCAACCTTACTCCAATAATGTTTACAGTGTACTCCACCTTTATATTTAAAGACATTATATGTGTTACTTCTATTAGGTCCCATACCCGGATTGACGATAGATAGTTTATCTTCTAACTTTATCATATCTTCGTCACCATATAACTTATTAAGTCGCATCATTCCTTTACAGAAATTACGTTCAGCATCCGGTCCAGAGTATCTATATTTGATTTCAGCAGGTTCGTCTTTTTTAACTCCTAATTTACCAAGAATATCAAGACCTTGAATAGCTTTTGCTACATCTGCAACTGTATTGAATTCTTCAGCAGGGTTAATAGAAATATAATTCTCAGTTATTTGTTCACCGAATTCTTCAGCCCATTTTAAAACTATCTCCTCTTCTTCTTTAGACATTACATGATATTCTTCTGAGAACTCTTCTTTCTTTCTAAGATCATCACCATAATCAATATAAGGTGATAGTTGTGAAGTATCCGTTGAACCTTCATAATAACTATAACAAATTGCAAGGGCCTGGTCCTCTTCATAACCTTCGCCGGTTACTACTGACATACATCTTCCGATAAATTCATCTTCAGATTCTCCAGGGTTAGGTTCTACAAATTGTTCAGCCGAAAATGCCATAAAATCGACTTCAATCGCCGGTTCGTTTACGAATGAGACTACATCAACTCCGTAATCTTCAAGTTCTAAGTTATCTAAGTCGATTTCAAGTTCGACTATCTTCTTGATTTCCTCGTTCATATTATAATTTTGCTATTTGTTCTAGTTTTTGATTTGTCTCTTGTACATCTGTCATTTCAGTTGCAACTACATAGGCTTTAACCGGTGCCGCAGTTTCTCCAAATGGAGTCGTAGTACCACTAGAAACCTCATCGATTGCACTTGATGCACCAACTCCAGGTGTTTGATTAAATCCTAAATCCAAACTTCCGGTTTGAGGTGTGAATGTAGGAATGCTTGGTCTTGATGGTGTTGCACCACCTCCACCTCCACCACCTCCACCACCAGCACTTGGTGTAGGAGTACTAATAATCTTTTGTACATTGGCGATACCGGCAGCGACTGCAACACCGGCGGCAATGGCAGCACGTACAGGCGATGTAGGATCTCCAGGTAATAACTGAGATGCGTAAGCTTTCTGAGCACTTAGATATGTATCTATAGTGGTTGCGGCGATCGCGGCTGCCTTACCTGCCGTTGTGTTTTCACCAACAAGACTAGCGACTGCACTAAGAGCTTGACTTGCGATGTCTAGATTGGCTTCAGATACTTGTTTCTCTAATGCCATTTTAAACTTGGCTTCTTCTTTAGCTAGATTCTCTCTTTTCTTCTTAAAGTTTTCAAGTAGTGTCTGTTTCTGAGCTTCACTGGCACCTAATTGTTCAAGCTCTGCCATCAGAGTATCTTGTTGTAACTGTAACTCTTGTTTAGCCTGTTCAAATGGATCTAAGGCTTCTTCACCTTCTGCAGTACCTGCCAAGATTTCTGCAATCTTCTGTTGCGCAGTCATTTCATTCTGCTCTCTAAGTAGTCTGTACTTTTCACGAATGGCTTCTTTCAGTGCCTC